GCTTTAGCTGGTCTGACAAAATACAGTATGGAAGATGCTCCACCTAATCAATTCTTTTTAGAATATATAGCTAGACCTCAAACTGCTGAGATATTTTTTGAAGACGTATTGATGGCATGTGTATTTTATGGTATGCCTATACTTTGTGAAAATAATAAGCCTAGATTATTGTATCATTTTAAAAGAAGAGGTTATAGAGGATTTTCAATGAATAGACCGGATAAGGTTTGGAATAAATTGTCAGTAACGGAAAGAGACATAGGTGGAATACCTAACTCTAGTCAAGATATTATACAGGCACACGCGGCGGCTATAGAAACTTACATAAATACTTATGTTGGCAAAACAGAGCAAGGGTATGGAGACATGTACTTTCAAAGAACATTAGAAGATTGGGCTAGATTCAACATAAACAAAAGAACAAATCATGATGCGTCTATAAGTTCTGGTCTAGCTTTAATGGCTTGTAATAAAAATAGATATGTACCATCTGCTGTAAAAGAATATAAAAGTATAGACTTAGGTATAAAGAGATATGACAATAAAGGAGCCGTATCAAAAATAATAAAATAAATGAATATACAAACAAATACTAATAGTGCATTCCCCAGTCAAGTTGTTAGCGATGCAGAAAAAGCTAGTTTAGAATATGGCGTGCAAGTTTCTAGAGCTATAGAGCAAGAATGGTTTGGCCAAGGAAGAACTAGTGGTAATAGATATTTAGCTAATTGGAATAATTTTCACAACCTAAGACTTTACGCAAGAGGAGAGCAATCAACTCAAAAATATAAAGATGAATTATCTATAAACGGAGATTTGTCTTATCTTAATTTAGACTGGAAACCAGTACCTGTTATATCTAAATTTGTGGATATAGTTGTAAACGATATGGCCGCCAAGTCTTACGATATTCAAGCAACAGCAGAGGATCCTTTCTCTAAAAAAGAAAAAAGTGATTATGCTAATGCTGTATTAAGGGATATTAACGCTAAAGAAGTTTTAACTAAATTTAAAAACAATTTAGGCCTGGACATGTTTAACGTCTCTGATCCAAACGAATTACCCGCGAGTAAAGAAGAATTAGATCTTTACATGCAGATGAATTTTAAACAAACAGTAGAAATAGCTGAGGAAGAAGTTATAAACAATGTTTTATCTTTTAATAAATACGATCAAACAAAAAAGAGATTAGCTCAAGATCTAACGGTATTAGGCATATGCGCTAGTAAAACTAGATTTGATCAAGCTGAAGGAATTATTATAGACTACGTTAACCCTGCAAATTTAGTTTACTCGTATACTGATGACCCTAACTTTGAAGATATATATTATGTTGGCGAATGTAAAGCTATAACAATACCAGAACTTAAGAAACAGTTTCCAGATATTTCTGAAGAAGAATTAGAAAGAATACAAACAATGCCTGGTAATAGGCAGTACGTACAAGGCTGGGGTGATTATGATTCAAATACGGTTCAAGTTTTATATTTTGAATATAAGACATATATGAATCAAGTTTTTAAAATAAAATATGGTGAAAATGGACTTGAGAAAGTTATAGAAAAAACTGACTCATTTGATCCACCTCCAAGCGATAACTTTGAAAGAGTATATAGAACTATAGAAGTACTTTATACTGGAGCTAAGGTTATTGGAACTAACACAATGTTAGAGTGGAAGATGGCTGAGAATATGACTCGACCAATGGCTGACACAACTAAAGTGGAGATGAATTATTGCATATCAGCTCCTAGAATGTATAAAGGTAAAATAGAATCTGTTGTTAGCAGAATAACTGGTTTTGCTGATATGATACAGCTAACACACCTTAAGCTTCAACAGGTAATGTCTAGAATAGTCCCAGACGGGGTGTTCTTAGATATGGATGGATTAGCAGAGGTTGATCTTGGTAATGGAACTAACTACAACCCAGCGGAAGCATTAAATATGTATTTCCAAACTGGATCTATAGTTGGTAGGTCATTAACACAAGACGGTGGTATGAATGCAGGTAAAATACCTATTCAAGAGTTATCATCTTCTTCTGGCCAAGCTAAAATTCAGAGTCTTATAGGTACTTATCAATACTACTTACAAATGATTAGGGATGTTACTGGATTAAACGAAGCTAGAGACGGTAGTAAGCCTGACAAAGACGCTTTAGTTGGAATTCAAAAAATGGCCGCTAACTCATCTAATACAGCTACAAAGCATTTATTAAATTCTTTAATATATATAACTTTAAGAACTTGCGAAAATATAAGTTTAAAAACCGCAGATATAGTAGCTCATCCTCTTCATAGGCAAGCTTTAGCTAATTCTATAAGCACATTTAACACAAATACTTTAGAGGAACTAGCTTCTTTACAGCTGCATGATTTTGGTATATATTTACAATTAGAACCAGAAGAAGAAGAAAAAGCTTTATTAGATCAAAATGTTCAGGTAGCTTTGCAGACAGGAGCGATTGCTTTATCTGACGCTATTGATATTAGAGAAATTAAAAATATTAAATTAGCTAATCAATATATAAAGCTAAGGCAAACACAAAAATTACAAAGAGAGCAGGAACAAACTCAAGCAAATATACAAGCTCAAGCTCAAGCAAATGCTAAACAAGCAGAACAAGCTGCTATGAATGAAGTTCAAAAACAGCAAGCTTTAACAGAAACAAATCTACAGCTAGAACAAGGTAAGTCTCAGTTCAGAATACAACAAATGCAAATGGAGGCTGAGATTAAAAAAGAGTTAATGGCGGAAGAGTTTGGTTATCAAATGAAATTAGCTCAGATAAAAGCTAATTCAGAGGGGACTAAGGAAAAAGAAATAGAAGACAGGAAAGACGAAAGAACAAAAATACAAGCAACTCAACAATCAGAGTTAATATCGCAAAGACAGAATGATTCATTACCAACAAATTTTGAGTCAGCTGGTAACGATAATTTAGGCGGCTTTGGTTTAGAACAATTTGGACCAAGCTAGAATTTTTTAATTATTTAATTTTATTATATTATGTCAGAAGTAACAAAACAAGAAGGTGAGTTTTCTTTAAAAGGGAAAAACAAAAAACCGAAACAATTAAGCAACGATGCTCCGGCTGTAACAAAGGTTACTGTTAAAGAACCTGAGCCAGTGTCTAAAGAAGATATTACTAAAGTAGTAATACCTAGCGAAGAATTAAAACCTAAAGAAGATGCCGTTCAAGAGCAAGAAACAGAGAGCCCTTTGTTACGCACAGAACAACCCGAAGTGGGATTGCAAGAAGTGGGACAAGGAGACCAAGACACCGTTAAAGATGTTACTGCCGAGTTTACGCCCCTGCAAGAAATAACTGAAGACGAAGTAAAGCAAGTAACAAAACAAGCTCAAGAAGCTGTAAGAGATGAAAAAGTTTTAGGTAAAAAATTACCTGAGAATGTTGAGAAACTAATATCTTTCATGGAGGACACAGGCGGAAATGTTGAAGATTATGTTAGATTAAATGCTGACTACTCTACAGTTAACGAATCTGACTTGGTAAAAGAATATTACAAAAAAACAAAACCTTATCTAGATGCTGAAGACATGGATATAATCTTAGAGGATTATGCTTATGATGAAGATATAGATGATGATAGAGATATACGCAAGAAAAAAATTGCGTTTAAAGAAGAAGTTGCGAAAGCCAGAAACTTTTTAGAGGAAACAAAGAGTAAATACTACGACGAAATCAAATCAAGACCAGGCGTAACTCAAGACCAACAAAGAGCAACTGAATTTTTCAACCGATATAACGAAGATCAAAGTAAAGTGGAAGAGCAGCATGATCTATTTAAGTCTAAAACTAAACAAGTTTTTAATGATGATTTCAAAGGTTTTGATTTCAATCTAGGAGACAAGAAGTTTAGATATGGACTACAAAATAAAGAAGCTGTAGCCGAAAGCCAATCTAATATTAACAATTTTGTTGGGAAGTTCCTAGACAAACAAGGTAATATTGAAGATGCTAAAGGTTATCACAAAGCTATATACGCTGCTACTAATGCTGACAAATTAGCAAATCATTTTTATCAACAAGGAAAGGCTGACGCTGTACGAGATGTCATGAATAAGTCTAAGAACGTTACTGATTCGCCAAGGCAGACCAGTAGTTCTCCTGGTTTTATAGGTGGTTTTAAAGTAAAGTCAGTTAACGGTGGTTCTGATTCTTCAAAACTAAGTATTAAAAAAAATAAATTTAACTAAAAAACAATTATTATGAGTTTAACTCCACAATTCGGTTCAATTCAACCGAGTCAATTACAACAACCTTTACAGAGTAACTACCTCCAATTTAACGGAGCTGGCGCTGCAGCAAATAACTTTGCTCAACAGTATTTACCTGAAATTTATGAACAAGAAGTAGAGCGTTATGGAAACAGAACGTTATCTGGATTCTTAAAAATGGTTGGTGCTGAAATGCCAATGACTTCTGATCAAGTAATTTGGTCTGAACAAAATAGATTACACATATCTTATAATGGAGTATCTGTTGCAGCAAACGTTGCGGTTGGTGCATCATTCACAAACGTTATCGCGGTAGGTGCTGCTGATACAAATGTTATATCTGTAAACGATACAGTAGTGCTTTTAAATCCTGCGAATGGAGCTGAAGCTAAAGCTATTGTAACTGCTTCTGTACCTGGTGCCGGCGGTAACTTTACAGTACAGTCTTACGACAACACTGGTCTTGTTGGTAATTTAGTTGCTGGTGCAGTAGCTCTTGCAACAGGTATCAAGGTATTTGTTTACGGTTCTGATTACGCAAAAGGATCTAACATTGCTACAGGAGCAAGAGTATCTGTTACTCCATCTTTCACGCAATATTCTAACTCTCCTATTATATTAAGAAATCAGTATACAATTTCTGGTTCTGATATGTCACAAATTGGATGGGTTGAAGTTGCTACTGAAGACGGAACATCTGGATTCTTATGGTATTTAAAAGCTGAATCTGAAACAAGATTACGTTTTGAAGACTATTTAGAAATGAGTATGGTTGAATCTGAGTATAATCAAATTGCTGCATCTGCTGCAACAAACCCAGGATCACAAGGTATGTTTGCTGCTATTCAAGCAAGAGGTAATGTAGAAGTAGGATTTACTGCTGCTGCTGGATTAGATGAGTTCGATGCTATCTTAAAGAATTTAGATACACAAGGAGCAATTGAAGAGAACATGTTATTTTTACAAAGACAAACATCTTTGGATTTTGACGATATGTTAGCTTCTATTTCTGGTGGATTCGCTGGAGGTACTGCTTTTGGTTTATTTGAAAATTCAGAAGAAATGGCTTTAAATTTAGGTTTCTCAGGATTCAGAAGAGGTTCTTATGACTTCTACAAGACTGACTGGAAATACTTAAATGATGCATCTACTCGTGGAGCTTCAACTGGAATTAGCTCTGTAGAAGGAGTATTAGTACCTGCTGGAACATCTACAGTATATGATCAAATTTTAGGAACTAACATTAGAAGACCTTTCTTACACGTAAGATATAGAGCGTCTGCATCTGATGATAGACGTATGAAATCTTGGTTAACTGGTTCTGCTGGTGGAGCAACAACATCTACTTTAGATGCAATGGAAGTAAATTTCCTATCTGAAAGATGTTTAGTAACTCAAGCTGCTAACAACTTTGTATTATTCAAAGGAATCTAAAGATTCAAAATTAATGTAATTTTTACCCTCGTTAAAACTACGGGGGTAACTATTACCCTTATGTGACATTAGCCAGTATATACTTATAGTAAGAGGCTACTGTCATACAATTAACATTTATATTATATCATATTATGGCTACTAAGAAACCAGCAGCAAAAAAAGTAGAGGTTGCTCCTCAACAAGTTAAAGCAGTGCATGTAGAATCTGCTAAACCAAGTAAACCAACTTGGGAAATTAAAGATAGAATTTATTATTTAAGAGGCAACAAAAGCCCTCTTACTCTAACAATACCATGCCGTCATACTAGAAAGCATCCGCTATTATATTTTGACAAAGCAACAGGTGTACAAAGAGAAATAAGATACGCTACTAATCAAGCATCTCCGTTAGTAGACGAACAAAAAGGAGAATGTACATTAGGTCACATTCAGTTTGCTGATGGTGATTTAAGAGTACCAAAAGAATTGCAAAACTTGCAAAAATTACTTTCATTATATCATCCTTTAAAAGGAAGAATATTTGAAGAATTTAGTGCGGCTGAAGAGGCTGAAGATGACTTAGATGTATTAGATCTTCAAATTGATGCTTTATTAGCAGCAAGGGAAATGGAGATTGATCAAGCTGAAGCTATAATGAGAGTAGAATTAGGATCTGGGGTTAGTAACATGAGTTCTAAGGAGCTTAAAAGAGATTTATTAATGTTCGCAAGGAATAATCCAACACTGTTCTTAGATCTAGCTAATGACGAAAACGTTCAATTAAGAAATGTAGCTATTAGAGCTTCAGAAGCTGGGATTATAGTGTTGTCGCAAGATCAAAGAACATTTACTTGGGGATCAACTAATAGAAAACTAATGACAGTTCCTTTTGATGAAAATCCTTATTCTGCAATGGCTGCTTACTTTAAAACCGATGAAGGTGTAGAAGTTTTTAGATCAGTGGAGAAAAACCTGAAATAACATGTAATACTAATATAGGGCTCGTTAACTCGGGCCTATATATTATAATAAAAAAAACAAATGGCAATAAATGTAAATACAGTATATAGGACTGTTTTGTTATTATTAAATAAAGAACAGAGAGGTTATATGACCCCTGCTGAATTTAATAGTATAGCTAATCAAGTACAATTAGAAATATTTCAACAATATTTTTCTGATTTAAACCAGCAGTTAAGAGTCCCACAAGCGGACGTAGATTATGCTGACAGGATAGCTAGCATAGATGAAAAATTGGCTGTGTTTAAAACTTTTGGTGCTGCCGTGCCTGTAGCTGCTGCAGGGAACGTGCCTGTTCATTTTACATTACCAACTATTGATGCTTACGGTTCTCCAGCTTCAGTACATCAATTAGGTGAAATAGTTTTTACTTCCGCAACTGGTTCTGTGGTAGAATTAGAAAGACTGGGAAGAACTACTTTTTATAACATACAAAGATCACCTTTAACTAAATCAACCCTATCTTTCCCTACATATTTGTACGAGAACAATAGAATATACGTAAGTCCTTCTTCTATAACTTCTGGGCTAGAAGTTAACTATGTTAGGCAACCAAGCTCTGTTATTTGGGGTTTTACAGTAGGTCAATTAGGTCAGTATGTTTTTAATGATAGTCCTAATTTCTCAAATAATTTTGAGTTAATGTCTTCTGAGCAAACAACGGTTATTTTAAAAATATTATTTTATGCAGGATTAGTTATAGAAGATCCTACGGTTATACAAGTAGCCGCTCAACAAGTTCAATCACAAGAAATAAATAAAAAATCATAATAAATGGGACTTATAGCAGAAACTAATCAACAGTATTACGCAGGCTCTCAAACATTTGTAGTGCCCGGAGATGGTGCAGATCAAAAGTTTACAACCACATTTGATACTGATTTAATATTCGGTAGCAGAGATCCATTAGCAGTTAATTATGCTTTAAATAACTTTAAATTATACAGCGCAATTCCTGGGGTATTAACTTACACTGAATACATTCTACCTTATACAGTTTCTGGAAATACAATAACTATCGCAGAAAATTTTGATGAAGGCGTTAGTATAGTTGTTCAATTAAAAAGCTTAGACGGAGGAAACTACGGAGAGAGAGATGCGGTTGGTCAAGCTGTAGAAGATAACTATAATAGCTATGCTTATATAAAACTAAA